TTAACCAACGTATAAAAGAGAAAAAAATGCTTGAAGAAGCAGGAATTATCCAACAAGAAGGAGCAAAAAGTGCCTAAACCACTTGATAGAGAGAAACTTTTAGGTAACGGTGGCATCGCACGTGCCCTTATGTTGTCTGAAACGATAAACATAGAAGAGCGAAGTGTAGAAATTCTCATCTCTACCGAAACGCCAATTCGTCAGTATGACTACTGGAGTGGATCATACTATGAAGAAGTGCTACTACATGGTGAAGAAAATGTTGACTTGACGCGTGCGGAGACTGCAAAACTTCGTTATATGCACGGAGATGGAAAGTATGGTGAGCTTCCTATTGGTCGTCTTGAAAATGTAAGACTTGAAAATAGACAGCTTCGTGGTAAAGCTATTTTTTCTCAAGCAAATCCTGATGCTGAAATGTTATGGAATATGGTTTTAGAACGAACACTTACGGAAATTTCCGTTGGTGGAGCAAAAAGGGACATTCGCATTACGGAGAGAGAAGGGCAAGTACCACTAGTAGAGGTCTTAAGGTGGGAATTTCGAGAGGCTTCCCTGGTTGATATCGGTGCAGACCCAAGTGCAGGCATCGGAAGAAATTTAAAAGACAATGAAGGAGAAATTATGAACAGACTTGAAGAGTTACGTCGTCAGCTTGAAAAACTCCAAGCAGACAAAGCGCCAGAAACAGACATCCTACGCAAAATGGATGAAGTAAACGCTGAAATTAAGCGTGTACAAGATGAAAGCAATGATATTAAACGTGTTGCAGGCATCAAAGAGCTTGCTATGGCGCATGGTGCAGATATGAATGCAGAAGATGTAAAACGGTTCATCGATGACAAAACTAAAACACCTGATGATTTTGCACGTGCGCTTTTAGAGGCAAAAACTAATAGCCAAACGGATGTTAATTTTATACGTAGTGAACAAACACCAGGTGCCGATGACATCAAAAGAGCAGTAGCCGATAGCCTCATTATGAGAGCAGGTTTTAAAGTAGAGCAACCTCATAAAGACGTTAAACGTTTTGAAGGTGCATCTCTTCTTGATTTGGCTCGTGCTGTAACAGGATATGATGGATTTAACAAAGAAGAACTTATTAATCGTGCAATGAGTACATCAGACTTCCCAATTTTACTTTCAAATGCTGCAAATAAAATGCTTGAAATGGCATTTGATGAAGAAAATGCTACCTTTGAAGCATGGACAACATCAGGTGAGGTAAAAGATTTTAAACAAGGTGTTGCAGCGCATCTAAAAGCAGGTGGTCGCTTACAAAAAGTTGCTGAAAAAGGTGAACTTAAAAACTTTGAGTTTGGCGAAGGTGGTGAAGTATTTAAACTTGAAACATACGGTGCTGAATTTAGCATTACCCGTCAAATGCTCATCAACGATGATTTAGGTGCATTTGTTGATGTTATCTCTGAGTTTGGAAAAATGGCACGCAGAACGGCTAATGGTTTAGTTTATGATCTCTTGCAAGGTAAAGGTCAATTTAGCAATTATAAAATGAGCGATGCAAAAGCTATCTTCCATTCAGACCATAAAAATCTAACCAGTACAGGGACCGCACTTTCAACAGAAACTTTAACAGGTGGAAGAACATTAATGCGTCGTCAAACTGAAGACGGAAAAGCACTAAATATTGTTCCAAAATTCTTGCTTGTATCTCCTGAAAATGAAACAACAGCACTACAGCTTATCTCTTCTGAATCAGACCCAACGGCAAGCAATAGCGGTGTAGTTAACCCACATAAAAATAGTGTAACGGTCATTGTTGACTCTGAGCTTGAAGCAAAGCCATGGTATTTAAGCGCACCTCGTAGAACTATTAAAGTACTTTACCTACAAGGCCAAGGGAAAAAACCAATGGTTAAAGAGAAAAACAGAGACCTATCAGGTGTCACTTATCAATGTGTATTTGACTTTGGTCTTTATGCTGAAGATTTCCGTGGTCTTTACAAAAACAATGGTCAATAATTTATAAAAAAGTAAAGGAAAAAAGATGAAAGAAGCAACATTTTACCAAGAAGGTGAAACTATTGATATTGCGTTGACTGAAGCAGTAAGTGTGGGGGATATCATTCCTCTTGGCACTACCGGGATTGCTATCGCTTGCACAACTGGTCTTACTGGAGAAACTATTGCTGCTGATGTTGAGGGTGTTTTTGAAATTAATGCAAAAACAGCCGATGCAATTGGAACGTATGAGTTGGTCTATTTTGATGTAACCAATAGAGAAATTACCGTTACCGCTACTTCAAATGTAAGAGCAGGGCGTGCGCTTTACGCAAAAGGCGCAGGAACAGCAGGGACAGTTTATGTAAAAATCAATGCGGCATAGGATTTATTATGTTGATTAAACTATCAAGCCCTATGAAGCATAAGGGTAGTGATAAAAATGCTGGTGAAGTTATTGATGTTCATCCCTCATTAGGGGAAAGGCTTATTGCGGGTGGGCATCATAAAACAACCGAAGAAGCTGAACAACCTTTGTCTGTGTTATCTGATAACGAGGTGGATAATCTTACTTATAAAGAAGCAAAAGCACTTATTGCTTCTTTAAAAATTGAGACAATCGATGTTAAAGATAAGACATTAAAAACAGCTTTGAAAAGTTATTTTGAGACTGTAAAGGCATAGTATGAACTTTAAAGACCAACTAACTGATGACTTTGAAAAAGTATTTTTAAATAAGGATGAATTAGCTGACATCATCCTTATCGACGGAGTTGAAGTAGCTGGTATTTTTGAAGAAAATGGAGGTCAGTATGAGGAAGTTGTACCAACAATTTCTATTGCATCATCTGTAAATATATCAGAGACATCTGTTATTACTATAGGGGGGATAACTTACAGTGTTATATCTTGTAAGCCCCCAAAATTTGGTGAGAAAATTATTGTTTTAGGAACTCCTTTATGAGGTTTTTTTCAAATGAAAATGAAGCAAGAGTATTTATAGCAGACATTATTCGTCCTATATTTTCTACTGCTGATTTATTTATTGCTGAAAGAAATCCACAAAATATTGGGTTGAGAGACGTTTTATTTGCAGCTAAGGTTAAAAGAGATGAGCAAAAGGCAGATCGTCTTGTCAATGCTTTTTATCAAAAGCAAATTTTGTATTCAGAGGCTCTTGAGTGGCAAGGATCAAAAACTGACTTTTTAAATGATTTAGAACACGAATATTTTATGATAAAGGCGGTGATTGAAAATGGCTAAAACATACGTTTTCATAAATGAAAATAGCACCCTTAAAATCTCTGGTAAAACACTTAGAACGGGTGATGAGATCACTCTAAAAAAAGCTGAAGATATCGAGGTAGCGGATGCATGCGAATACTTAAAGGAGAAAGAAGATGTCAACACAACAAACGCTTAAAAATGCTGTGTTGTTTAAGCAAGGTGGCGTTCCTGATGAAACGAATGTGGTCACGCTAGACGGTTTGGTTTTTTTAAATCCAAAAGTTGGAAGCGGTGATTATAGCGATATTGGAAATGGTCAAATGGGTAATACAAAATCTTTTGTTGACCCAAATAACGTAACGGCTGAATTTGATATCCCTACCATCGGAAGAGGTGGCGGTGCTGCTGGTACTGCTCCAAAGATTGCGAATCTATTAAAGTGCTGCGGACTTTCCGAAACAATAACTGCAGGTACAAAAGTAGAGTATAAACCAGGTGGAGATCTAACTAGAGGTCAATGTAAGGTTTATACCGACGGATATGTCAGACTTGTTGAAGGTATCATGTGTGATATGGAGATCAGTGGAAAAGTAGGTGATCTAGCACGTATCGTATTTTCAGCAAAAGGATATACAACTGCAAAACCAACGGAAGAAGTAAACCCAACGGTTACATTAGATACGGAAAATCCTCCTGTTATTTCAAGCGTGACTGCATTTACTGTAGGTGGTGGAACTATCAATATATCAGAGTTTAAATTCTCTCTTGGTAACTCTTTACAATCTCTTTACGCGGTTGATAAAAAAGAGTATTACTTACAAGATTTTGACCCATCAACAACTACCAAAGCAATCAAGACAAAAGGCAATGAAACGCATTGGGATGACTATGTAGCAGGTAATGTTAAAGAGATTCAAATTGTTATTGGTACTGTACCTGGTCAAATCATGCAAATCGACATTCCTTTTGCTAAACCGAAAGAGGTTAGTGAAAGTGATAGTAATGGTGTTGTCGTTTATGATCAAACATACCGTTGCCAATCGTCAGCAGGTAACGACAACTTTACTCTAACGTTTAAATAATGATCGGGGGGGTTAGCCTTCCCCCTCCAAAAAGGCAAAATCTAAAAAAGGCAAAACAATGGCAATCAAATTATATATACCTATAACCGTAGAGATTGAAGATAAGTCATTCCATATTAAAGTTAAAGATGCAACACCTTCTGATATGGAAGAGATTCAAAAAGTTTCGGAAAAAGCTGAAAGTAATCGTAAAGCGTTAACTAAGATTTTTGGTCAATTATCTGACGTTGAAGAAGCAATGAAGATTAATGATGGCCTTCTAGAAACTCAAGATGGTGTAATCAATAAAGCAAAACTTTGGTTAGAACAAAAAGAACTTTCTAAAGAAAAAAAACGTTTAAAAATGGAATTAAAAGAGTTACCTGAAGAAATAGATTATAGCGAATCCTATAAAAAGCGTTTTGAACTTTTAGTTGATGGGGAAGATAAAACAGCTCTTGAACTAGAGATGAAAAAAAGTGGGATATCTTATGAAATAGTTGTAAATGAGATTAACGATCTCATCAATAAAGAAAAGAAAAAAAAGTAGAAAGGCTTTGTAGGTTCGCAAAGGAGTATTCAAAAAAATCAAGTTTCATCCACCTACAAAAGCATTTAAAAGATATGGATGAAAACTTGATAATGATACCTTCTGATGAGTGGGAAATGCAAATTATCAATTGTTTTCTTCTTTCGATAAAAAGTGGGTTTGATGGCGTTGATGTTGAGTATGCCATTGTAAAAGATTTTACAAAAAATTTTGAATTTGAAAGTATAGATTTATATCAATTAATAAAATATATGGCAGGGGAGCTAAATAGTGGCAAATGATAAAGAGCTAAGAATAGTCATAAATTCTGATTTTAAATCAAAAGGATTTACAGACGCTTCAAGTGCGACAGATAAACTTAGCCAATCAATGTCAACTCTTGCTATAAAAGCACTATCTGCTGTTGCAGGTGTTATCACCGTAAAAGAAGGAATCTAAGAATTTATAGCTACAACTGATAGTTTTAAACTTCTTGAAGCAAGAATTAAAATAGTTTCATCTGAATACGATAACTATTTAGATATTCAAAAACAATTAACATTTATTGCTAATGAAAATAGAGTAGCTATCAATAGTGTAGGGCAACTATACGCAAAAATAACTCCCGATCTTAATAAATTAGGCCTTTCAACCCAAACCGTTATGCTAATAACAGATGCTTTTTCAAAATCTCTTCTAATTGGTGGTGCATCGACTGAGGAAGCAGCAAGCGCAACGTTACAATTTGCGCAAGCTATGGCATCTGGAAAATTGCAAGGTGATGAATATAGGTCCATGATTGAAAATAACCCTAGAATGATGAGACTATTAAGAGATGAACTAGGGAAAACATCTGCTGAAATTAAACAAATGGCAACAGATGGAAATTTAAC